TGGTAGACGGCGACGACGTGATCACGATCAGCACGCTTAACGGCGTGGTCACCGAAGTCGATGACGTCAACTTCACGCCCGGCGAGCCCATCACCTGGACGGCGACTATATCCGCCGACAAGTGGACGATCAACAAGACAAGCAGCTCGACCTAAGTGTCGAGGGAAAGGAAGAAACGACAATGGAATTAACCCTCAAGAAGCCCGCCGTGCAGACGCTCACCGTCAACATCGGCGACAAGTCTTACGACATTCCCCTCGGCAGCTCGCTGTCGATATCCGAGACCAAAGGACTCGACACATTTGAAGGCACTCTCGCCTTCTACAGTAAGTACATCCCCGAAGATGTGCTCGGCAGTCTCACCTACGCCGAAGTTAATCAGATTACTAAGGCGTGGGCAGAAGAGACTCAAAAAGCCTCTAAACTCAGCCTGGGGGAATCCTAAGCCTCGCGTCCTTCGTAGATGAGCATCGTGAGGCAATAACCTACGACCTAATAACCCGCACGGGCTACGGCCCGGAAGACGTCGGGCGCGGGCTACCGTGGCCTGCGCTCGACGCGTTTATTAAGAATACTCCGCCGGACGGGGCGCTGATGAGAGAGCTGAGACCTGACCTGGCTCAGTGGGCGACTACCGCCAAGACCAACGCCCTCCTGGCTGACATATATGACGAGCTTGCGGCAATTAACTCTAACCTATGCGCTAAGGGCTCAGGTCGCAGACCGAAGAGGCCGAAGCCCTACCCCAGACCGCAAGATAAGAAGAACAACAAGCATATCGGGACAGCCCTCCCGATTGATGAACTCAAGCGCCGCATATTCGGAAAGCAGAGCTGATGATATGTCTAACACATTTCTCGTTTATATTCACCGCAACAAAATTAATCAAAAAGTCTATGTCGGCATCACCTCGCAAAGCGTAAACGGCAGATGGCAAAACGGCAAAGGCTACAAAAAGCAGCCAAAGTTTGACAATGCAATCCAAAAATACGGCTGGGATAATTTTGAGCATATTATCGTCGCAGAGAACTTGACAAAAGATCAGGCCTGCAAAACAGAGCAGAAACTCATCAAAGAACTTGACAGCACCCACAAAGACAAAGGATACAATGTTTCCCTCGGCGGAGACGGTGTTAATAGTTTTTCGGATGAAACGAGGAAGAAAATGAGTGAAGCTCAGCAGAGACTATATAAAAACCCCGAAGCGCATAAGAAACTGAGCGACGCGCAAAAAGAGAGATATTTAAACGCAGATGTCCTCGAAAGGCAAAGAGCAATCCTTGACAAGTATTGCCGAACGCCCGAAGCAAGTGCAAAACACTCCGAGGCGGTAAAAAGGAGATACAAAAACCCGGAGGAACGCAAAAAGACAAGTGAAGCGACGAAGCAATTCTACGCCGACCATCCCGAGGCGCGGGAAAGGGCTCGCGAGCGACAGCTAAAACGCTACGAGGACGAGTCAGAAAAAGAAAAGGCAAGGCAGTTATGTTATAAGAGATTTTCTGACAGTAATGAGAGAGCAAAGATAAGCAAAGCGTTAAAAGAATATTGCAACACGCCAGAAGGCAAAGATCAGAAAAGCGAGGCAATGAAGAAACGCTGGGCGAACCCCGAAGAGAGAGAAAAGCAGAGCGCACGCATTCGGGAGTCTTGGAAAAAGCGTAAAGAAAAATCGGGCAATAAAAGTGGAGGTGATCTATCATAGCTGGTATGATCGAAGTGGCTCGCGCCACTGTTACTATTGTCCCTAATATGCAAGGCTCACAAAAGACAATAGCCGACGAGCTGACGGGAGCGGCGGGCACTGCCGGAGAGAAAGCAGGCGCGGCCGCAGGCTCAGGTATGGCTAAGTCCCTCGGCAAGGCTGCTATCGGCACCGCTGTTGCCGCAAAAGTCGGCAAGGAGATAGCCGAAAGCTGGAAAGAAGTCGACACGGCGATGGACACTGTCGTAGCCAAGACCGGCGCAACCGGGGAAACCCTGGAAGGCCTCGGCGACAGTATGCGCAACGTTGCGACATCCATCCCGACGGACTACCAGACCGCGGGCGAAGCCATAGGCGAAGTCAATACCAAGTTTCAACTGACCGGTGAAGAGCTTGAGACACTCTCCGGGCAGTTCATCAAGTTCTCACAGCTCAACAACACCGACGTCTCGGATTCCGTCGACAACGTAGCCAATACCCTTGCGGCGTTCGGCCAGAGCGGCGAAGACGCAAGCGCTCTGCTTGACGCTATGAACGCCGCCGGGCAGGCAACAGGCATCGGTATGGACGAGCTCGGCGCATCTTTACAGAAGAACGCCGCAACATTCACCGCTCTTGGTATGAGCGCTCAGGACGCGACAGGCCTGATGGCAACATTCAACGCCGCCGGTGTAACCACTGCGGACACTTCAACCGCCCTCAGGACGGCGATGAAGAACGCCGCCCAAGACGGGATGTCGCTCAGCGAAGCCGTCGGCGAGTTTGGAGAGATGATGAACTCAAGCGCCAGCGACACCGACAAGCTCAACGCCGCTATCGACTTATTCGGCGCCCGCGCCGGTACGTCAATATATAACGCCTTCCAGAACGGCACAATCAGCGCGGAGACCTTCTCCACAGCGATGACCGGCGTCGGTGACTCGGTGTCGAGCACCTTCGAGGCAACGCTCGACCCGACGGATCGCTTCCAGCAGGCGATGAACGGACTCAAGAGCGTCGGTGCCGAGCTCGTTCAGGCGCTGACCCCGGCACTGACGAGCATCTCCAACGTCGCCGTACCTGCGATCCAGAAGCTCGCTGAAGTCTTCGGCAACCTTCCCAATGGCGTCAAGACCGCTATCGTCGTGCTCGGCGGTCTCGTAGCCGTAGCCGGGCCCCTTGCCTCCCTCGGCTCCGGCATATCCTCCGTCTTCGGCGGCCTCGGCGGTATCTTCGGCAAGCTCGCCGGAACAGCCGGAAGCGCCGCCGGCGGACTCGCAAGCATAGGCGGCTCGGCAGCCTCAGCAGCAGGCGGAGCGGCAAGCGCCGCTACGGGCTTCGGCGCAATGGCAGGCGCAGCTCTTCAGATCGTCGCCATCGGCGCCTCGTTCGCGATGGTAGGCGTAGGGCTAAAGCTCATTGCAGACGGAGCCGTTGAGATAGGCAAGGGCGGACTTCCCGCCGCGGCTGCTCTTCTTGAAATGGTCGCAGCCTTGACAGCCTTTATGGGTGTCGCCTCCCTGCTCGGGCCCTCACTCACCGCGGGAGCCGTCGGAATCGGCGTGTTTGGCGCGGCAGTGCTCGGCATAGGCGCAGGCGTAGGCGCGGCGGCAGCGGGCATCTCACTGCTTGTTGACGCCTTCGGCAATCTCATCACCAAGACGGCAGAAAGCAGTGAAGGACTCAACAGTGTCCTCCAGACACTGGGCACCGAGATGGTCGCTACTATCACGGCGACCTTCGAAGGTCTGACCGCAGCGATCACGGCATCCTTCGACGGCGTAGCCTCAACAATAACAGCCGTCTTTGATGGTATATCTGCATCGGCAAGCGCAGCCTTCGAGGGCATCGCCTCAACAATAACAGCCGTCTTCGACGGCATAACTAATACAATCACCGCCGTGCTCGACGGCATCGCTAAAGTCATTAAGACCATAGGCGACTCAGCGGTCAAAGCGGGTGAAGGTTTCAAGACCTTCGCCGAAGGCATCAAGATGATCGTTGATACAAACATCCTCGACCTCGGGGCAAGCCTCGGAGCTGTCGCCACCGGGATGGCCGCTATCATCTCAAGCTCAAGCGGCGTGGATGAGATAGGCCCTGCGATCCAAGAGATCGCCAAGGGCGCGGGAGACGCGGACCAGGCGGTCTCTAAGCTCGCACAGACGATGCAGGGAGCGATGAATAAGGCGGCGGCGCAGATACAGAGCACTCTGACTAAGCTCAGCCAGGCGATACATAAGAGCATAACAGACTTGCAGAACGCCTTCAGCAGCGCAAAATTCGAATTCGGGCACATCGACCTGCCGCACTTCAGTATGCGTGGTAAGTTCGACGCGAAGAAAGGCACGGTGCCGACGGTCGACGTCGAGTGGTACGCTGCGGCGGCAGAGCAGGGCGCTATCTTCAGCAGTCCCAGGCTTATCGGTGTCGGCGACTCATCGCAACCTGAGATGCTCGTCGGGGAGCAGACCTTATATGAGAAGATAGCGCAGGCCGTCGGTCAGAACGGCGGCGGAGACGTGTCCGTATACATCGGCGAGCAGCAGCTCGACGCAATCATACAGCGCTCCGACAGACGGACAGCAATAAGAAGCGGAGGTCACTGATATGTCGACACATATAGACGCTTTTTCAATTAACAACACCAAGATAGACCTCAACGACGATAATTACAGCGAGGCCTACGGCTTCGCAGACTACACGCAGCAGACCGAGGCAGGCACGACCCAGAGAGACGTGATCAGAGCGGGCTATCTCGCACAGCTCTCCGTTGACATCACGGTGCCGGGCACCGTCAAGGCGCTCTTCGACGGTTACGCCAGAGAGCCCAGCCTGACGCTCACACTGTGGAGCGATGAGAGCAGCTCGTCCCGCTCCTGGACGTGTTATATCAGCTCATACACCGCAAAGCTGAAAAGAGACACAGATACGTCAACCTACTGGGATCTCTCGATAACCTTCGACGATCTGGAGGGGATAAGCTATGACTGAGCCTTATTCCGGCTTCTATCAGAATAGCATACAGGCACAGGCGCGCGTCTTAATGTGGTACGGCGCGATATTGGATACCGACGGCAACGACGCCATATTTATGCCGGAAGACATCGCCGCCGGCACCGGTAAGATTAACCGAGCGGTCGCGAGCGCCACTCAGCTCAACCTGGGCTCAGTGTACTCGGCGTCGCTGAACATCGGCCTGATCCCCGACAACCTGAGCGCGAGCGGACTCGACCTCGATAAGCTCAGCGGCGGGATGGTAGGCATAATTTGCAACGTTAACGGCGAAGACATCCTCGTCGGCTTCTTCTACATCGATACTGCCAAAGTGAGCAAGGGCGTCCTCAACATAGAGGCCTACGACGCGATGACCCGCTTTGATATAGAATACCCTGCGGCCGACGGCCGATCAGAGCCCTACTACTGGCTTTCCTCCTTGTGCCAGACTTGTGGAGTGACGCTCGGCATGACTCCGGAAGAGGTGCAGGCTCTGCCCAACGGCACGGACAGCCTGTACCTCGTCTGGAATAGCACGGTTAAGACCTACAGAGACGCGCTCAGCCATCTCGCGGCGGCCCTGTGCTCGGTGGCGATGATAGACCGTAACGGGCACCTCGTGCTCATCCCGGTGAGCTCGTCGTCCTCCGTCGCAACACTCGCAACGCATAACCGCTTCTCGTCAGATATCTCTAAGATCGTCTGGCAGCCGAGGGCGGCGTACCTCGACATAGTTAACACAGGCGCAGTGCTTAAGGAGGTCAGCGGACACGGTAACGGATACTTTGACCTCGGCGAGAACGTGTTCCTCCAGAGAGGCGCATTGAGCACGACACCGAGAGAGAAGCTCCAGGCGGTAATAGCCTCGGCGGCATCGTTCTGGACGGTACCGTTCGACGCGGATATACCCTGTGACCCTTGCCTCGACCCTATGGACTGCGTGACCGTAGTCGACAGAGAGGGCTACAGCCTCACGGCCAGGCTGACCGAGATAGAGATTGAAATCGGCGGAAAGAGTCACATCAGAAGCGTAGGCGAGGCCTCGGAACCGTCCAAGACGGAGAAGTCAGGCACCTCGCGCTCCGGCAATCCCGCCAAGGACGGCGAGTGGTGGTTATCCTCCGACGTGCTCAACAGGAACATATCGCTCGGCACCAGGCAGGACACCTGGGGCGACCTTAGCACTGACCCCTGGGGCAGTCTCAATGACGAGAACTGGGGCGCATATTATCTGCCGGTAAGTGCTACCGTCACCCTCTGCGAGGTCACGTTCCCGACGCCTAACGACTGGAGCAGAGGGGTGATTAACTTCTCGGTAGACTACTGGCTGACCAACAGCAACCTCGTGACATATAAGCTGATGCTCGACGACGAGGTGATCTGGGCGCCCAGCGAGTCAGAGCCCGGCGGCCGAGACCTGCAGACCATAACCACACCGCTCAGCATCTTCACAAGAGACGACAACGATGAGCATACCATTTCCGCTCAGATGGTTATACCCACAGGCGGTATCAGCATCAACTCAGGCGACGCCCGGCTGTCCGTGTTCGGATATCAGCCGGAAATAGACCATATCTACTGGAAGAAGGCCCCGCGCATACACACCTATCTGTCCGGTATGACGGACTACCTTGACCTCAGCGACGTCGAGATCAGGGCAGTATACGCAGACGGCACAGAGTCAGACGTGACACAGTTCTGCACCTTCGACCCGCCTGCCGGTACGACAATACCCGACGCGCCGACGATACCCGTCACGGCCACCTATGAGTCGAAGAACGAAGTGCTGTGCCAGGCAGTGTGCAACGTCTACATCGCCCGCTGCACAGGCATCCGCATAATTATCCCAGACAGTTCTAACCTGCTCAGGTGCCGCACGTTCTGGGTGCGAAAATATGACCCCGAAGCAGGCAAAATCGTAAACACAGGCATCGACATCGTAGACGCGCTCGGACTCGGAGACGTCTATCTCGTCGCGGATATGTCAGCTAACGGCGTGCACGTTGAGAGTAAGCACGTACCGCGGTCGCTACTCGCCGATGGCACCGCCGGGTGGGGCCTTTACATCGGTGGCGGATACCGTGAGACTGCCTACGGATACGAGGAAATCAACGGTATACCCGACTCAGGTGAACGCGCTTCCGGAGTTCCTATCCACGAGCAGCACAAGCACTTCAAATACTGGCGATCAGAGACCGAGGTCGCAGAGAAGACCGCGGACTATGCGACGCTGATAAAGGCCTGTATTAAGATAGGCGAGGACGAGGAGGGCGATGACATCCTTCTCAGAACAGAGGCGTACATCGAGACGACACCTGTTGACGACCTTATCTTCCAAGGCTTCACGCCCGAGCTCGGCCTGAACACCAT